AGGACGAAGTAGAGCGACAGAAGCGTGTTGCATCTGGAATTGAACAAGAGTTGAATGACCATTGGACTCGACTAATGACGGATAATAATGAAAGCAAACGACCGAATTGAGCAATTAAAAGAAAGAGCAGAAAACGATTTAGCATTTTTTATTAGACTCGTAGCCCCACATCAGGTGTTGGGTGGGGTACATGAGGAACTGATTCAATGGTGGAACAGACCAGAAGCTAAAACCCACCAGCTTGTTCTTCTTCCTCGTGACCACGGTAAGAGCAGGATGATTGCTTACCGTGTGGCATGGGAGATTACCAAAAACCCAGCACTCACTGTGCTGTATATCTCAGCAACCTCTACGCTGGCAGAGAAGCAGCTCTACTTTATTAAGAACATCTTCACCAGCAAGATTTATCGGCAGTTCTGGCCTGAGATGATTCACCCTGATGAGGGGAAAAGGGAGAGATGGACTACGGGGGAAATATCTGTAGACCATCCACTAAGAAAGTCAGAGGGAGTGCGGGACCCTACGGTATACACTGCAGGACTCACTACGACGATCACGGGCCTGCACTTTGACATCGTTGTACTGGACGATGTGGTGGTTAGGGAGAATGCTTACACCAATGAGGGACGTAGTAAGGTTGAAGCAGCATATAGCTTACTTGCCTCGATTGCGTCAGGAGACAGTAGGGAATGGGCTGTAGGCACTCGCTATCATCCGAAGGACTTGTACAACACCTTGCTCGACATCGAAGAAGATGTGTACGACAAGGATGGAGAGATTATGGGCCGGGAGGCTGTGTACGAACTTTTCCAACGGGAGGTGGAAAGTAGAGGAGACGGCACAGGAGAATTCCTTTGGCCCCGCCAGCAGCGTAAAGATGGGAAGTGGTTTGGATTTGATGCTACTATTCTCTCAAGGAAGAGAGCTAAGTATCTAGATAAGACGCAGTTCCATGCTCAGTATTACAACAACCCGAATGCTCCCGGTGAGGAAACTATCCCTCGTGAGAGGATTCAATACTACGATAAGAAGTTTGTTATCAACAGGAATGGGGTGTGGTATTACAAAGATCAGAAACTGAATGTATTTGCAGCTATCGACTTTGCATACACCAAGAGCCGTCGTGCCGACTATACAGCTATCGTGGTGGTGGGAATTGATCCTGACAGTAACGTGTATATTCTTGATATTGATCGTACACGAACTGATAAGCTCAGTGAATACTTCGAGATTATTCTTAGTATGTATGTTAAGTGGAACTTCAAGAAGCTCAGGGCAGAGGCTAACGTAGCACAGGCTGTTATTGTGCAGGAGCTGAAGAACAACTATATCAAGCCTCATGGGCTGTCGTTGTACATTGATGAGCATAAGCCATCTAGGCATGAAGGTACAAAGGAAGAGAGGGTGATGGCTGTGCTTGAGCCTCGCTACGCTAACGGGCAGATGTATCATTACATGGGGGGTAACTGTCAGTTGTTGGAAGAGGAGCTTACGATGGCTCACCCGCCGCATGATGACCTGATTGACGCACTGGCATCGGCTATTCAGATTGCAGTGCCCCCGACAAGGGCTAGGATTAAGGAAGGCAAGCCACGCTTGTCATTCAACTCACGCTTTGGGGGTGTAGCATGACGGAGAAAGCTGTAGCACTATTAGGAGATGACAAGAATAGTATCTCTGTCTATAAGGGAGGCAAGCTCAGAGTTCGTGGAGAAAACCTGCCTTGGGATGATTTGAGATTTCCTGCGTCAGGGCTAAACCCTCCGGGACAAGTTAATGCTCCCACGACAGACCCTGATAGTGGTCTTCTAGTGTTTGCTGATGGAGCTACTAGAATGACTGCTGGAGTTGCACAGATGCCCCACGCGTGGGCAGAAGGTACTGCAGTTGGTCCACACGTGCATTGGATTCAGCCTGCTGTAGGTGATGTACTATGGCGTCTTGAATACAAATTGACGCAAGCTATTGGCGGAGAGTTTCCTGATACATGGACTACCCTTAACAATGCTAACGCTGTTAGGGAATACCCCGGAACTGGTAACTTTATTAACATCACTGGCTTTCCTAAGATTGATATGACGGGGTATGACATTAGTGCAATGATTGTATTCAAGCTCAGTCGTGTGGGAGGAGATGCACTAGACACTCTGGCTGCAGACGTTTCTCTGCTTGAGTTTGACATCCACTACCAGAAAGACAGCTTTGGTAGTATTCCTGAATTCAGCAAGCAAGGATAATTAAATGAGTGGGAAGGTACTTGAGATCCAGAACCTGATTAGTAGGGAGCAGCTAGCCTCTCATATTGCCTCGCAGTGGGATAGCTGGAACTCTCAGCGCCAGCGGTGGTTGAAAGAGAAGCGGGAGCTTCGTGACTACATCTTTGCTACTGATACATCCACTACAACCAATCGCAGCTTGCCGTGGAAGAACTCCACTACGCTTCCTAAGCTGTGCCAAATTCGTGACAACCTGCACTCTAACTATCTGAGCTCAATCACTGGCAATGAGAATTGGATTCAATGGCAGGCAGGTAATCAGCAGGCAGCTACGCTGAGCGTTAAACAGGCAGTGACTAACTACATCCGCAATAAGATGCACGAGCGTAACATGCGGGATAAGGTTAGCCAGCTTCTGTACGACTACATCGACTATGGCAATGCATTTGCTGAGGTGGTATGGGTTTATGAGACGCGGAAGAACGAGCTGGATGGAGAAGACGTTGTTTACGTTGGCCCTGATCTCGTTCGTATTAGTCCATTGGATATTGTATTTAATCCGGTAGCACCTGACTTTGCTTCTAGTCCCAAGATTCGTCGTTACATCAAGAGCCTTGGTGAGTTGAAGCGCGACCAGCACATCTACACTGACAAGCCTGCATATGCAGAGGCTGTTAGGAAACTAGAGAACGTGCGGAATGAGATTGGTAGTTATAAGGTAACGGATGTAGATAAGGCAGCTTCGTTCATTATTGATGGATTCGGCAGTCTGTATGAATACTACTCTAGTGGGTATGTAGAGCTTCTGGAGTTTGAAGGAGACATCCACTCCCCACTCACTGGAGAGATGCTCACTAACAAAAGAATCACGATTGTAGATCGCAGCTATGTGCTGCTTGAAGAGGACCTACCTTCTTGGTTTGGTACAAGCTACAAGCTGCACGTGGGATGGCGCAAGCGCCCAGACAATCTGTACTCTATGGGCCCCTTGGACAATCTGGTGGGCATGCAATATCGAATTGACCATCTGGAGAATGCTAAGGCAGATGCCATTGACTTGGCCATTCATCCGCCCCTTGGTGTGGCAGGGAATGTTGAAGAGTTTAGCTGGGGTCCGGGTGAAGTGATTGACATGGGCGATGATGGTCAGATTGTAGAGCTTGGTAAGAGCCTGCAGGCTGTCATTGCGGCACAGAATGACATCGAGAATCTTCAGTTGAAGATGGAGGAGATGGCTGGTGCACCTAAGCAAGCAATGGGTATCCGTACGCCGGGAGAAAAAACTGCCTTCGAGGTACAGAGTTTGGAGAACGCTGCAGGGCGCATCTTCCAAGAGAAGGTAAATAACTTTGAAGTGAATTTGCTGGAACCTTCATTAAACATGATGCTGGAACTGGCACGTAGGAAAATGGATAGTGCTGATGTGGTCCGTGTCATTGACGACGATCTTGGCGTGGAAGAATTCATGACTATCACTAAAGAAGATATTACGGCAAAGGGTAAGATTCGGGCAATGGGTAGTAGGCACTTTGCAGCCAAGGCCCAGCTTATCCAGAATGTGACTTCAATCTTTAATAGTGCTATTGCACCGAAGCTGGAACCACACACTTCTGCGCTGGCACTTGCACATCTGCTTGAGGATGTGATGGGTCTGGAGCGTTGGCAGCTCTTCCAAGAAAATATTGGGATGGAGGAACAACTCCGCACTCAACAGATGGCTCAGGAGATGATGACGCAACAGGAGATTGAACAAACTACGGAGGTTTAGTCTTGGCAGACAAAGTTAAGCTAGTATGGCTGTCCACTATCAAAGACAAAGAAGAGAAGGACAGGTTTAAGCAAAGGATTCTTGCCAACCAAGACCTATGGGATAGGCTAAAGCAAATCATAGAAGATAGGCTGGAAGGTAAGGAAATGACCTACGATGATTATGACAGTCCATCATGGTCACACAAACAGGCCCACGCTAATGGATACCGTGAAGCCTTATTTGAACTCTACGACCTATTGCCGTAAGGAGATTTAATATGAGCGTATTTGAAGGCCAGACCAAGCCTAATGAAGAACAAGGGCATGTGGACGACAAGCCTGCCCTGAATGTCCCAGAAGAACTGACCGATCTTATTGGGGAAGGAAAGAAGTACAAGAGTCTTGAGGATGCTCTTCGGAGTGTACCACATGCACAAGGACACATCTCAAACCTTGAGAAAGAGCTCGCTGAGCTTCGTGAGGATTTGGGTAAGAGGCTGAGTGCAGAAGAGGCTCTCAATAAGATTCTGGAAGCACGTCAGAGCCGTGAAGAAGAAGGCACACCACCTCCTGACTTCTCGCCCGACACTTTGAAGAATCTGGTGAAGGACACCTACAAGGAGATGACGGAAGAAGAGCGCCGCAGTCACAATGTAGAACTGGCAGACAAAGCAGTTCGTGACAAGTGGGGAGATAAGGCTGGCGAATGGCTGGCTGAGAAAGCAGCAGAGCTTGGTGTTGGAGTTAAGTTCCTCCAAGACACTGCCTCGCATTCCCCCAAGGCATTCTACAATCTAGTCGGCTTGGAGAGTGGACAAAAGCAGCAGGAGGTGCCCCGTCAGGGTTCTGTTAATACCGAAGGTATGCAGGGCTCGGGACCCACTCCTTATTCCTACAAGTGGTATCAGCAGATGCGTCGAAATGACCCTAAGCAGTACTATACGCCTAAGGTTCAGATGGAGATGCACCGAAAAGCTGCTGAATTGGGCGAAACATTTTACAATTAACTAGGAGGTAGATCATGGCTTTTACTACTAACACTGGCGGCAACCTCATTCGTGGTGAGGTTTGGAGCCGCGAACTTAAGGACATTCTGGAAGACGATTTGATGGCAACGGGCTATGTCCGCTGGCTCACTGAATTCCCGGATGGTGAAGTTTTCCACATTCCGTCCATCGGTCAGGCGACTGTGCAGGATTATGCCGAAGACGAGGCGGTTCAGTACGAGGCGATGGACACTGGCCTGTTCACGTTTGAAATCACCGAGTACATCCACAGTGGTACGTACATCACCAAGAAGATGATGCAGGATGCGTTCTACATGTCTGAACTGGTGAGCTCGTTTGTGCCGAAGCAGCGCCGTGCTCTTATGGAGCATGTGGAAACCAATGTGCTCGCGTTGAGCAATCAGCAGGTCCTTGGTAATGCTAACACCATTAACGATGCTGACCATCGCTTTGTGGCTGGTGGCGCTGATGAAATCATCGAGCCGCAGGATTTTGCCAAGGCTAAGTATGCTCTGCGTAAGGCTAACGTCAATCTCACCAATCTGGTTGCGATTGTTGATCCGGCTACGGCCTATCAGCTTGAGACTCTCACCAATCTGGTGAACGTTTCTAACAACCCGCAGTGGGAAGGCATCATCGGTACGGGTATCACCACTGGTATGCGTTTCATCAGGAACGTCTACGGCTTTGATGTGTATGAAAGTACCTTCCTGCCGCAGATCGCTGATGAAACTATTGGTGGTGTTCAGATTCAGGATGGCGTTGCCAACATCTTCTTCTCTGCTGCCTCTGAAGTCCTGCCGTTCGTCGGTGCGTGGCGTCAGCCGGTTGAGGTGGACGAAGAGTATAACAAAGATCGTCAGCGGTACGAGTATGTCACCACGGCGCGTTATGGCACTAAGCTGTATCGTCCCGAGAATCTCGTGACCGTGCTTTCCAACCCGCTGGTTGCTTAATTTAGGAGGTAAATTATGTCGAGCTTGTACACTAATATTGATGGCCTGACTCAGGCGTATGGCAATGTCCGTGCGTCTGGTCGTGAGGGCTACACGAAGAAGACGAGCACCTATGGTGCCCATAGTCAGCTTGTCATTGACTTTGACTACACCACTCTTGGGGTGTATGATGAGGGTGATCCGCAGAGCTACACTATGGATAAGTTCTCGGAACTCATGGCCTACATCCCTGCTGGTGCTGCCATTGCTGGTGCATTGATTGTTCCTATCGAAGATTTCGACGCAGCTATTGATGTCGGAGTTTACGAAAAGGACGGCACTGCTGTTGATGATGATGGCCTTGTTGCGGGTGCCACTCCTACGGTTGCGGGTGGTCTTGTGACGGGTGCTGGCGCGGAAATTGGCGAGGTTGCTGACGAGGACTATTACATTGTAATCGCTCCTGCGGTTGGTGATCCCACTGAGGGCCGTGCTCGTCTCATTGTCCACTATTACAAGTAAGTGATTGGGGGGAGGGGAACTTTTCCCTCCCTCCCATGTCTAAAAGGAGAAAGATATGTCGCTTAAAAAGTTGCTGCGGCTAATGCTATCATGGCTGCGCTTGCGGCACACGGACTGATTAAGGCCAACTAACTATGAAAATGTCGTTAATTGAAATGGTGCAAGATATATTAAATGACATGGACTTTGACTACGTGAACAGTTTGTCCGATACCCCGGACGCTCTTCAGGTAGCAACCATTATTCGGACCACCTATTTCGAGCTACTCACCAATCGTACTTGGCCCCACACTGCGCAGCTTGGGCGACTGGAATCCAGTGGTGATAACACCAAACCTAACTACCTTCGTTTGCCTGAGAGAGTGTATGACCTGCACTGGCTCAAGTATAACAAGCGTAAGACAGGAGATACTAAGGATCGGTGGGATGATATTAAGTTCGTTGATCCTCAATCATTCCTTGACCGGGTGATGAAGAGGAATTCTAGCGTAGCTGACGTCACTACAGTCACTGATTTCAACAATACACCCCTCCTCATCATGAATAACAAGGCCCCTACGTGGTGCACTACGTTCGATGATGAGTGGTTGGTGTTTGATAGCTGGGATAGTGCCACGGAAGATACTCTTCAGGCCCACAAATGCCAAGCAATGGTGATTATTGAGCCTGTATTTACTATCTCTGACAACTTTATCCCGGATATGCCAGCAAAAGTGTTCCCATATTTGCTGGCTGAAGCTAAGAGTGCATGCTTTAACACTCTCAAACAGCTACCCAATGCTAAAGAAGAGCAAAGAAGTCGCAGACAACGCACTAGACTGGCTCGTGAGAAGTGGAGGGTGGGCAATTATCTACTCAACGAACGCCCTGACTGGGGCCGGAGGACGCATTAATGGAACTCGAAGACCGCGAGTACAAAAGCAAAACTGATAAGAATCTTAAAATCTGCCGTGTGAAGAACAGTGGGCTGTTTGCAGTTAAGTTTGCAGGGGGCGGTGAAGTTCCCGATGACTTGAAAGGTATGTGGACTAGCCCTTCCCTCGCTGAAGCCGCAATCGAGAAGTATATGAGGCCGAAGCCCAAGCGCACTACTAAGAAGGAAGCGTCTAGTGGCTAGACAGGAATTCAAAGTACAGGCAAACAACTTTACGGGGGGCCTCATTACTGAGGCATCCCCGCTTTCGTTTCCAGAAAATAGTTGTTTAGATATTGAGAACATGGACATTAATATTGATGGCAGTGTTAGCCGCCGCCATGCCCTGCGCCCTGAGCCAGAAGGTACTGTTGGGATGATTTCTACAATCCCTTACACTGCTTACGATTCCAAATCTCCTATGTATGTATGGCGTCAAGCAGGAGGAATTCCCGGAAACAATCTAGTATGTGTGCAAGATGGTAATGCTATCAGATTTTATCGTGAAGACGATACTCTTGGTAATCCCCTTAACACTGCACCGGCTTTTATTAATTTGGTTCCTAATATAACAGAAGAAATCATCCCGCAGCCCCCTGTCAACATGACTAATGTTCGTGGTGTATTGGTTATTACTGGTAGAAACATCGCTCCCTTTGCTTTAGAGTATGAGGAAGGCACCCCTCCTTCTATTTTTGTCAATCCGATTGACTTTAACATAAGGGATCTCGATGGAGTGGATGATGGGCTGCGTGTAGACGAGAGACCTCTTGAACTTTCAGACAAGCACTTCTACAACCTCATCAATCAAGGATGGGACGTAGAAAAGATTGATGCGTTTAAAGACAGCCAAGGTCGTTATCCTTCTAACGCAGATATTTGGTCTGCGGGAAAGGACGCAGATAATGATTTTAGTCCTAGTGAGCTAGTAAAGATTGATTTTGG